AGAGTGTCAGGGAATTTTGTGTTTACAGATTTAAAAACTGTAGAAACATTTACTGGAACAGGTGCAAAAAAATCTTTCAACACTAAATGGCCACTAGATTTACGTAAATCAAGAGTAAACGTAACTGTAGATGGCAACAATGTTCTATATACTGATTATACTTTAAGTAATGTCAAAGATACTACAAAAACTTATAGCAGAAATTTAGGCAACCTTTCATTTGAAACTGCTCCTGCTAATAATGCAACTATTGAAATTACATATTACAAAGATCCTGCAATGCTTTCCGCAGCAGACAGAATAAATGCATTTTATAATCCAAAAGAAGGCATGCCGGGTATTACTAAAAACGAAGACGGAACTATTAATTTAGGACAGTTAATGACCGGAATTGATTACGAAGGTGTTAACATTGAAAGTGTTGATTTTTCAACTGATCAAGGGTTCGACGTTGGCGGCTTTGGTATTATTCCTTGGGATATCTTTAGCCAAAGCGAAGATGAAATATTTGTCCTTGATGGTAGTACATTGGTATTCACATTAAGTAAGCCATTAGAAGACGGTGTCTCTTACAATATATATAAAAATAATGTACGTATTGACGATCCTAACTTTGATGGCAGCAGTGTTATAATCAACAAAAATGCTTTAATGAACACAATATATGGTGATGGAATTCAAGATACAATTCCTATAGATGATACTATTCCTACAGCAGCAGGCGATATTTTTATTGTAAGAAAAGAAACTAGCGACGGTAGTTTTGAGCCAGCTGATAATGTGCTTGACACAGAACTGAGCGGTGGTGGTTACAATAATACTGCAAAAGGTTTGGAGAGTGGAGAAATTACTGTTGACGGCGATGGCTTTGTTACACAAACTACAAATGCAGGACCTGAAGAAGTTGTTCCTGGACAAATTGTAGATACATTAGATATACAAGTTAAACATAAGCCTGCAGACGGACAAGGAATCAAAACAAGTTACATTTATAAAACAAAAAGTTCTATATTATCATATCCAATAGATATGCTTCCTCAAAGTCAACAAGCCGTTATTGTAAATATAAACGGACAAAAGGTAGTTGATGACAGCTATAAAATAGATTATGAAAATAACTTGTTAACTTTTGAAGATGACAGCACTATACAAGATGATATGGATTTACATATCTTAGTTATTGGTAATAATGGTACTGATATTTTAGAAAGTGATACATTTATTGGCGACGGTGTTACTAGTATTTTTGTAACAGGTGTAACATATACTAATCCTATTAGTAGTTTTGTTACTATTAATGGAGTAGTGCAACAGTCTAGTTTTGCTTATGAAGTTTTTGAAACTGATGCTACATATAAAAACGAAAAATGTGCTGCTATAAGATTTGGTACACCACCTAGAGCTGGCGAAGTTATTGGATTTAGTTTATATAATAATGACAGCAAATCGTTTAGTGAAATAACAGTTGATAAGTCGTTTATTGGCGATGGTGTAAATTACGTGTACAAATTTAACAATAACACGCCGTTTACTGAAAAACCGTTTACTCATAAAATGTTAGTCAAACAAGGCGACAAATTTTTAAATGCAGGGTATAACATAAGACATGTTTTAACAAATGACAGAGTTTATGGTATACAAACTTGGCAGTTTGAACAACCTACAAAAATTTCAAATGACGATGTATTAGTTTTATTAAACAATAAAATTCTTATTGATGCTGTTGATTATAGATGGGATGCAATAAACAGTAGAATTGAATTTTTAAATCCTTTGTTAGGCGAAGTAGGTGATGTTTTAGAAATATATGTTTTAGGTAACGGTGAATACTATTTTATTGATACGGTAGTTGATCTAACCGATATGGAAGACAGCACTAAACAAGGGTTACTACATGACGAAGGTGATTTAATATCTTTTGTAATGGAAGACAGTACTCAAATATTTGCAACTGTAAAATCTTCAGTTGAAACAGATACAGGTGTTACACTAACATTAAATGGATACTTTAAAGAATTAAAAGTCAAAGCAGCAGAAAACGATGTGCCTTTACAACTAACAGGTGTTAAGGACGAATCATATCCGGCAGCAATAAGAATAGATAATGTACGTTTTGTTGAAAGTGAAAATTTAACATTTAAAACAGTTCCAGCTGTAAACGAAAAAGTTGAAATTATAACCTTCAGTGAGCATGACGTTAATAACTTTGATAGGTTGAGTTTTGAAGTACTATATTCTCCTGTAATAAGTTCAAGTAGTCCAGAATACCCTACAGCAATTTCATTAACCAATGGTAGAATAAAACTAAATCAACCTGCTGCTGGTGTAAATTATGTTTGGGTAATACAAAATAATAGATTATTAAGACCAAGTGTAGATTATGAACTAGTAAGTGATAACTCTATTGTTAATTTGTTTGCAAAACCACAAGATAATGAAATCATTGAAATTATACAATTTGCAGCAAAACTAACAACAACAAAATACGGTTTTAGAATATTTAAAGATATGTTAAATCGTGTACATTACAAAAGACTAAATGAAAAATCTGTTGTAAAACTAAGTCAACCTCTAAACTTTTATGATCAATTTATATCAGTTGAAGATACAACAAACCTTCCTATTCCTAACAGAACAACAGGTAAACCTGGTGTTGTGTTTATAGAAGGAGAACGCATCGAGTATTATGTGCTTGAAGGCAATTTGTTGAGACAAATACGCAGAGGTACATTAGGAACAGGTGTAAAATCTCAATACCCTGCTGGTACTATTTTAATGGAACAAGGTGAAAGAGAAACTATTCCTTACACAGACAAAGACTTGACACAAATATTTGTATCAGACGGTAGTACAAACATATATACTATGGACTTTGATATTACATCATACAACGAAATTGAAGTTGTAGTAGGCGGCAAAAAACTTAGAAAACCAGCTACACAAGATTTCAAAGTGTTCAATAAAACTATTGATCAAGATAGTCCAGAAGCAGACGAAACAGAATTACCAGAGTTTACTATAAACCCAGACGACAATACAATAACATTAAGAGACGATGCTCCAACTGGTGTAAGAATTGTAGTTCAGCGTAAAGAGGGTAAACTTTGGACAGACGATCTATCAATTAGCGATGCTAAAATTGCTAGATTTGTAAGAGCAGGAACAATTAAGTTAAGCAAATAAATACAGTATAAGTAAAGGTAAGCAAATGCAATACAACGACTCAAATAAACTTAATATTCAAGGGCATATAAAAATACATGACCCTACGAATGGAGAAGTTTTAATTAACAAAAGAAATGCAATACATTACGAAAATATGAGTATTGCACTAGCAGAAAGTTTAGGTAATCAAGGCACCGGCTTTGTTTATGAAATGAGCTTTGGCAATGGTGGCACAAGTGTAGATCCTACAGGTGTTATTACATATTTGACACCAAATAGCACAGGAACAACTGCAAGTTTGTATAATCAAACATACAGCAAAGTTGTAGATGATAGAAGTGTTAACAACACTGATCCTACAAGAAACAAAATGGAAATTCGTCATGTAAGTGGACAGAATTACACAGATTTGTTTGTAAATTGTTTACTTGATTATAGTGAACCAAATGGACAAGATGCATTTGATACTAGTGGTGATTCAGAAAATCAATTTGTTTTTGACGAATTAGGTTTACGTAGTTATGCCGCAGATGGAAATGGACGATTGCTTACCCATGTTATTTTCCATCCTGTGCAAAAGTCTTTGAATAGATTAATACAAATTGATTATACTGTAAGAATACAAAGTCTAAGCGGAGGTAATTCGTAATGGCATACCAAATTAACTTTACTGATTCTGTTAACAAAGGAAGTATCGAAGTAATTGATAACGATATAAACCAAGATACAAGTTTACGACTGCCTGGCAGAAATACCACAAACTTTGGCGAAGCAGTATTAACAAATTTTTTACATTTACTAGAAAATTTTGCAGATAACAATCCTCCAGATAATCCTGTCGAAGGACAATTATGGTATGATAATACATCGCAAAATGATGTGTTAAAAGTATATGATGGTACCAATTGGGTTAGTGCAGGCGGTCTTAAAAAAGGTACAACAGAGCCCGAAATATCAAATAGTGTCTTAGGTGACATATGGGTTAATACAGGTACACAACAATTATACATTTATAGCGGAAGCGGATGGATCTTAGTTGGGCCAGAAATTGCAGGCGGTATAAACACCGGTGCAAAAGCAGTTGTAATTACAGATACTGACAATGTAGCAAGACAAGCAATTATCAATTATGTAGATAATATTGCAGTTAGCATAATTGTAGGTGCTCAGTTTACTCCAAAAATATTAATACCAGGATTTGGTATATTATATCCTGGCATAAATGTTTCTACAAACATTACAGGAACAGTAGGAAGATTTAAAGGTACTGCTGACAAAGCCGAACAGTTACTTGTAAATGGAAATCCTGTAGATGGTAATAAGTTTACAAGGAATGACGAAGCTACAATAACTTCGTTTCCGTTTACAGTGCGTACAAACGATGGATTAGAAATTGGTAACACACGTACAATCGCTTTAGAAGTTGAAGGCACAACTGCAATAATAAGCCAAGCTCAAAGTAATGGATTTTTTGATTTACGAACAAACAACGAAGGTACACAAATAACTCCTATACGTATAAAAAATAATGGTAATGTTGGTATTTCAACTGCTGATCCTAATGAAGCATTAGACGTTACAGGAAATATTAAAAATACAGGAAATATTGTATCAGCAGGAACGTTAACAGTATCAGGTGCTGCTACCCTAAATGATAATTTATCAATAGCTGGTTCTTTGTCATTGAGCGGTTCGCTTACTACTGATAATATTTTTCCAGACGAAGCTGGTATAACCAATATTGGTACTAACGCAAATAAGTTTAATAATATTTTTGCAAACAAATTTACAGGTGCATTAGTTGGTGATGTTACGGGTAATGTTACGGGTAGTGCAGGAAGTACAGGTAAACTTACTAGTGCAACGTCATTTAGCATGACAGGCGAAGTTAGTAGTACAAATACAATAGTATTTGACGGACAAACAGGCGGTTTAACAAAAGTATTTAACACACAAATAAATCAACCGTTTGTTGCAGATAAAACTGCTGTAACTACTCCAGACGGCGCTGATGAAATATTAATAAACAGACCCGGAACTGGTCTTAGAAAAATTACACAAAATAATTTAATTGCAAATATTCCAGTTATTCCTGTAGGAACAATGGTTCCATATGCAGGATTAACAGCACCGACAGGCTGGTTTATTTGTGACGGTAGTGAAAAAAGTTTGTTAAATTACTTTTTACTAGCAACTGCAATAGGTTACGATGCTGCTGATAACAATACATGGTATTGGGGCACATCTAGCAATCCTGCTACATTCTTCGTAATTCCTGATCTTAGAGGAAGATTTCCAACAGGTATAAGCAACGGACTTTCTGGACCTAATAGATTAATTAGTGATCCTGCAATAGGACAATTAGGCGGCGTGGGCGGCGAAGAAAACATTACGCTAGATGTTAACAACATACCAGACCACAAACACACATTAACTAGTGACAGTGGAGATACTTATTATGCACTTAGTAAAGTAGATAATAGTGCAGAAACAGACGTTGATGTTTACAACCAAGAAATATCTAGTACTGCTGCAAGCGGTATAACAAAAACTGGCGGCGTTGATAATCCAACATTAGCTAGTTCTGTAGACATTACTCCGCCATATGTTGCAATTAATTATATAATTTATCATGGAGTGCTAGTATAATGGCGTATCAATTAAACAAAACAGATGGAACTTTGCTTACTGAAATAATAGACGGCAAGATAGATGAAAATAGTACAAATTTAACTTTTATTGGTAGGAATTATAAAGGCTTCGGTGAATATTTAAATGAGAATTTTATCAAACTTTTAGAAACATTTGCTAATACAGCACCTCCTAGTAAACCTGTAAAAGGGCAGTTATGGTTTGATACTGGAGAAAACAGATTAAAAGTTTATAACGGCACAACATTTAGGAGTACAGATAACAGTACCTATACACCTACACAACCAGCAGGATTAGTTGAAGGCGATATTTGGATTGACTCTGCTAATCAACAAATGTATTTTGCTACCGACAGCGGCATACAACTTGTAGGGCCAACTTATAATACAAGTCAATTAAAATCAGGTCAGTTCATAGAAACTATAAGAGATACAACAGGCACAAATCAAACCATTACAGAAGAATTTATTAATGGAAGTCTAGTATTAATACATAGTAAAACAGCATTTACTCCTGCTATTCCAAAGACAGGGTTTACTGATATAAAAATTGGAACAAACATAAGCAGTTTATTTAATTTTCAATTCTACGGAACAGCAGCAAACAGTTTAAAACTAACTGATAGTCTTGGTGTAGAATATACACAAAATGACTTCTTAACAACACAATCTGGTCAAGGGCAAGATACGACTAGTGCAGAAATTAACTTTTATAACAACAACGGCATTGTTATAGGACAAAGTCCTTTAGTTAGAATAGCCACAGGTTCTGATATTTTGATCAAGGCAGAAACCGAAGACACTGATATAAAAATACAAGTTAAGGTTGATACCAACGGTGACTTAGCTCCTGATGTAGTAGATGCTATTCATATTGATACAATAAATCAACGTGTTGGTATATTTAAAACAGATCCAGAATATAATTTAGATGTAACTGGCGATGCAAGAATAACAGGAAATTTAAGAGTCGAAGGCGATACAACAAACTTAGATGTTGCTAATTTACGTGTAGAAGATAAGTTAATAGAATTAGCTATTACAAGCGACAGTACGTTGTTAGAGGAAGCAGATGTAGATGGTGCTGGTATTGCAATTAGAGCATCGGGCGATGACAAATACTGGACTTGGGAACTTGCAACTGATAGTTGGACAAGTTCGAGTAATATTGATATTCCTGCTAATTATGCATATAAGATTGATGGTAATAATGTTTTAAGTGCAAATGCCTTATCTAGTACAGTTGTAAGTGCACCGGGACTTACAAATATCGGTACGTTAGGATTTCTTACAGTAGATAACATCGACATAGATGGTAACAGAATAAAAAGTAGGATACAAGGTTTACAAATTGAAAGCGCAGGTACAATTCAATTAGTAACCCAGCAAAAAATAGCAAATCTATCTGCACCAACAGCATCAACGGACGCTGCTACAAAGGGATATGTAGATACTTCTCTTAATGGGCAATCAATATTTTTTAGTCTTGTTACAGACGGAATGGGAACGGGTGTAACGTTACAAGCAAATGTAGGAACAGTTTTAGATGAATTGTCACCAGCAGCACAAGCAGAAGTAGGCACAGTAGCAAAGGTTTATTGTGTAGCAAGTAGTTCAAGTACAGACCCGATTGATGTAAATAGTGCAGTTAGTAAAACGTTTGTTAGCGTTGATAGTAACGGTGTACAGAACCAATCGGTAGTAAGTGACTTTAGTATAGCAAGTGTATCAACAACAGTAACAACAACTTATACTAGAACAATAATGACTTATAGTGTGAACGCCAGCAATGCTTGGACATATGTGAGCACGGTAAGTTCGGCAGTATAAGCATAAATATAGTGTAGAGTAAGGAAATCGTCAATGGCATATATAATTAATAAATTTAACGGTACACAACTGCTATCAGTTGAAGACGGTACAGTTGACAATACCACAGATATTAAATTTGTTGGTAAGAACTATAGTGGTTACGGAGAAATACAAAACGAAAACTATTTGTTTTTGTTAGAAAACTTTTCTGGAACAGTAGCACCAACAAAGGCAATAAGTGGACAAATTTGGTTTGATGCATCATTAAACAAGTTGAAATTTTACACAGGCAATCAATGGAAAAATACCGGAGGTGCTGAAGTAAGCAGTAGCGCACCATCAGGGCTAACAGTAGGAGACTTTTGGTTCAACAATGAAACCAATCAAGTTTATGCAAGAACGTCACAAGATGACTTTGTCTTAATAGGTCCACAAGCCGCAGGTAGCGGACAAACTCAAATGAGAAGTATAGAAGTTGTTGATACCGGAAGCGTTACTAAACCTGTAATTGTAGCATTAGTAAACGATAATGTACAATTTATAATTAGCGACGAAGAATTTACTCTAAAATCTACACAAGATTCAAATGTTCCTGTTGGTGTAAATAGTTCTAATTTCCAAAAAATTAAAAAAGGTATCACACTAATCAATACTGATACAAATGGTATTACTACTAATGCTGGTAATGCAAACGAGCCTGTAATATGGGCAACAACAAGCGATACTTTACGTTTAGGCGGTATTCCTGCTGCTGATTATATTACAGTAAACGAAACAGACTTTACAAACCTAGTAACTTTTGACGATGTAGGATTGAGAGTCGGGGATAGTAATGACTTAGCAGTTAGAGTTGTCGACGGCAATGTAGGCTATATTGAAAATACTGTTGGCGAAGAAGTTAGATTTGGTGCAAAATTAAACACAGACAGCTCTGCAACAGTGATAGCAAAAGTTATAAACAATAACGAAAGAAAAGGTATATTACCTGGCGTAACAGATTCCTATACATTAGGAATTGAAACTAATAAATGGAACGCTGTATGGGCTAACAATTTTAAGGGTATTGCAGATAAAGCTGATACTGTAAAATTAGGAACTAGTTATGTAAGCGCAACAACAGCAAGTTCGGCAGATACAGTAGTAGCACGAGACGCAGATCAAAAAGTTTATGCTGTAGAATTTGTCGGAGTTGCAAGTAGAGCTAGATATGCTGACTTAGCAGAAAAATATACAACAAGCGAAGAACTAGCACCAGGTACCGCAGTTGCAGTATGCAGCGATACAGATCATGAAGTAGGTCCTGCTAAGTCTAGCAGTATAGCTATTGGTGTAGTATCAACAGATCCAGCGTACATGATGAACAGTGAAGCCGAAGGACAATACATTGGTTTAAAAGGTCGTTTGCCTGTACGTGTTAAAGGTGCAGTAAAAAAAGGTCAAGGTGTATATGCTTGGGAAGACGGAGTATGCACAACAGTACAAACAACTGCATTTATTGGAGTAGCTCTAGAAAGCAACGAAGCCGAAGAAGAAAAATTAGTCGAATGTGTTTTAAAAACATAAGTATTATATACAAAGGAAAAGAGCATGGTTAACCAGATAATTTCGGCATATAGATACAATGTTTTATTTGAAGCTATTGAAAACGTTTTAGGAGTACCTTCGGGAGATTCTGGATATAACCAAACAGTTGAAAGTCAAAGATTACCTAAGACTAGAATAGTTTATGCAGAAGATATGAATAAACTATACAATGATTATGTAGCTGTATATGCACACCAAAATGGCACTTTGCCAGCTACTATTAGTACTGTAACTGATCAAAATGAAATTACCGAAACTCTATATGTTGCATACGAAACACTTTATCCTTTGCTTTTTGCTAATAGATTTGATGTAGATTCATCTCAAATTACAGGTGAACCTGCAGGTATAGATAGTTCTAGACAAAGCAGATGGGGCGGTACTGGTACACCGCAATCAATTACTCATGAATTTTCCGTTACATTTGCAGAGCAAAATAATTTAAACGCATTTTTTAACGCCGGCGGCAATATAGAAATGTCATTTACAATGACCTCAGTTGGCGCAGATGATAAATCTCAAGGCTGGGAAACTATGTTATCAAATATTGGCAACGTGACAATAGATTACACTGGTACACAAGTTACTGGTTCTGGCTCAGCTCAAAGCAATACTGGAATATATGATTTAACAACATCCTATACAAAAATTTATGAAAAGTTAGGTAGTGGAATTTATACTAATAATGATTTAGAAATATTTGCTCGTAAAGATGCAAATGTAATTTATTTTAAAATAGTATTACTTGATGAATCTGTTGGTACAGATCCTGATGGCGCTGGACCAATTGACGAAGTAGTAAATGGTAATATAACTAGCTATGTTAGACAAAATAGACCAACTGGCAGTTATGTTGAAGTGCCAACACCTTCATACAACAATATTACTGTCTTCGAATAATTTACCATTATAATTTTTTATTTTTTTAGTTGTTAAGTCTGTTAAACAACTACAATATTCGTATTGACATTTTATAGGTAGATACGGAATATCAAAATCTAAATTGTGTATACTACCTAATACAAAATTAGGAAAGCACTGGCTACCGATTGTAACATTGCCTTCTCTAGTGATATTAAGTGTGTCTATGCCAATCCAACACGCCCAGTTTTTAAATTTATTCTTTTTTTCTAATAATAATTTTTGTAAGTTAACAGGATTTTTATTTTCGTCAACCATTGTTACGCCGTAATTATCTTTTTTTACTCCATCTAATTTTACAAAGGATTTCATAGTTTCTATTTGTGTTTTAGTGTAAGGCATAGATTCGGCTTGGTCCAAACTAATACGTAGAGGTTTATAATCTAATCTAATGTATTTGTGTAAATTTGCAAAACAATAATCGTATTGTTCAACTGCTAAATCAAAATTTTCTATGTCCATGCATATTTGAAAATGTATATCAAAGTAACCTGCACACGCATTAAATTTTTCTACTAATTCAACTATATCTACTTGTGCTACATGAACACTAACAACTACACTATCAATATTATTTTTATTACGTAGCCACCATTTTTTTGTTTTGTTGCCGTTTGTAAGCAATTGTACTTTATTTTTTATATTTGCTTTTTTTACATATTCAAAAAAGTTTGGTATTTGTCTCCATATAGTCGGCTCGCCACCAAATAAATTATATACAGCAAACTTATCTGTATATGTTTTAGTAATTTTATCTACTAGTAGTTTTGCGTTATCTATGGTAGGAAAGTCAAATTTACCATCATGTGCAGCAGGTTCACAGTATGCACAAGCATAGTTGCATCTACTACTCATATCCCAATCTATGTAAACAAAATCACGTGACTTTTGATATTCAAAGCGTTGCATCATGTATTTAACCACTTGACAAAACACAGATAAATAAGTTATACTATAAAAAAGTAGGTGGAGATAATTATGGCCGTAGGCAGTTCGATTAGTGCAGCAGATTTCAATAATATTAGATCAATATTATTGAACAATTTTGGACCAGGTCAATATGGGTTTGCATCCGGAACTGGTGCTAATGACATTCCTAATAGTGTAACAGGAGGCAACGATATTGCTACTAGCGATAGTGTATTGTCAGCAGATGTTGAAAGATTATTCAGTGTAGGTCAGCTTATACACTATCATCAAAACGGAGCTATAAAAACAATATCAAGCGGAACTACATATCCTGGTTTACAAACTGGTCAAGTAATTGAATGGGCAGATTGGGGTGATGCTGGGGATGTTAAAGGATTATATGATCTTGCAAATTCATGTGCAAGTTTTGATAGACGTACAACAGAATTCGGAGGCGATTTTAGCACAGTTGTAGCAGACTTAGACGAAGTAGATGTGTTATGGCAAAATATTTCAGGCGGTTGTGTTTATACTTGGTCGTCTGAAGATTTATATTATGAATATTGGACCACTGGTGGAGAATTACGTGTAAATATTGATATTGATGCTATTGGTAGTGTAGGACAGGCTAGTTATGAAAAAAACTTAAACTGGCAAACAATGGCATCAAATATGGGTACAATAAGATTATATGCTCGTCCTGATTCTGCAGGTACCGGATGGGAATGGGTAGTAGAAAGTTTAAGTAACAGTGGAACAGGGTCAGTTACAGCAGTCTCTGAACTTACTGATGCTATAGCTTTAACCACTAAGTATACAAAAATTGGCGCAGGTTCTATTTATAACGATAACTCAATTGAAGTTCAAATGGCAGTTATTAATGGATCTAACCGTGTAACACTAAACGTAGTAATGACAGACGGCGACACTGGTACAGGTGATCCTGCAGACGGACCTCAAAGTACTCCGATTGATGAACCTGTTTCTGCTAATGTAAATATTTCTTGCACTCAATACTATCCTGATAGTACTATTACTCTAAATGACGGTACAACAGATACTGACTTTTCTTTAGGTGGTAATGGAATTAGACCTGGGCAAAATAGAAACCAGCCTAGTGTAACTTAATCATATATCGGTTGACAATTATCTAACAATAATATATACTAGCAGTATATATGGAGGTTTTTTATGGACGAGCGGCTTGAAAAAGCATTAGATATTAGTAACTATATGGTTACATTAAACAATCAAACACGCATTTTAAAAGAAAAGTATTACGAAAATCTTGTGTACTATTTTAACGGCGCAACCTTTACAGTATCGCGAGAGTTGATTAATTTTATCAAAAGTTTAATCGATAGTGATCAACAGTCTGTAATTATCAGCGACGATAATGATATTCCTGCTGAGATTGCAAATTTAGAAGAGTTTTATCAAAATATTTTAAATACATATTTTACAGCATCTAATGAATACTTTGTCGAATACAACAAAATAAAAAGCAAAAGAAGTGTTGAAGGTATACTAGATTTATGAGTAAAGGCGTTTTACTTTTTGCCAAAAAAAACAAAGCATTAGATTATATTAAACAAGCTATATATTGTGCAGAACGTATTAAAAAGTATTTAGATGTTCCGGTTGCAATTGCTACTGATATGACAGATGATTCACGTATTGATTTTTTTGAGCATGTTATTAAATTAGAACCTAGTGTATCTGAAAATAGTCGAAAGTTTCGCGATGGTAATATGGCTTCTTCGATGTCAAATTTTAATAATGCTGATAGATATAATGCATATGATTTATCACCGTTTGACGAAACTATTGTAATGGACACTGATTTTATACTTGCCAACGATAGTTTAAAAAACTGCTTTGGATCTAATCAAAATCTAATGATGTATAGTAATGCTGTAGATTTGTGTCATTGGAGAAAGTTAACAGAATTTGATAGGGTAACTGATACAAGTATAAAATTTTATTGGGCCACGGTTGTTTACTTTAAAAAGTGCAAGCAAGCACAATGTTTCTTTGACTTAGTAAAACATGTTAGAGAAAATTATACACACTATAAAAGTCTATATCAAATAATATCTCCTTTGTATAGAAACGATTTTGCTTTTAGTATTGCTGCTCACACATTAAATGGGTTTACAGATGAACTAAAAATAGCTTCGCTTCCGGGTAAGAAATACTTTATTACAGATAGAGACATTGTTGATAATATAGACAATGATACAATGTTATTTCTTATAGAAAAACAATCACATATAGGACAGTATACGGGCTTAAAAACAAACAAGCAAAATGTTCATATTATGAATAAAATAAGTTTAGAGAGAATTATTAATGGATAAAAATTTTACTTTGCTTGCTCAAAACAGCAACGATGACTATGTAAAACAAGCATGTTTGTGTGCAATGAGTATACATGCTACAAATCCAGACAGTAATGTTTCTTTAATTACCAATGATGCTGTACCAGAAAAATATAAACAGTTATTTGATCATATTGTAGAAATACCTTGGAAAGATCATGCCAAGGACGAAGACTGGAAAATTAGTAATCGTTGGAAAATATATCATGCTACTCCTTATGCTGACACGTTAGTAATGGATACAGATATGTTGGTATTGCAAGATTTAAGTAAATGGTTTGCCTTTTTAAACAATTACGATTTATATTATACCAGCAACGTTTTAACGTATAGAGGAGAAACTGTAACTAGTGATTATTATAGGAAAGCATTTACACAATTTAATTTACCAAATTTATATAGTGGTATACATTATTTTAAGGAACGTCCATTAGCAAAAGAATTTTATACTTGGCTAGAGATGATTACAAATAACTGGCAATTGTTTTATAAAAATCATGCTGGTGGCAAAACATATCAAAAAACATGTAGCATGGATTTAAGTGCAGCAATAGCAGCAAAAATATTAAATTGCGAGCATAGTATTACAAGTAAGACAGAATTTCCTACATTTGTACACATGAAATCAAAATTACAACATTGGGAAAAATATGATGAACAAAAATGGCAAACTAGAGTAAGTAGTTACCTTGATGATAATTTAGATCTATATGTAGGAAATTACAAACAAAGCGGCGTGTTTCATTATACAGAAAAAGATTTTGCTAACAATAATATAATTAGCACATATGAAAAATATTTAGGAATATAAGATGCCAATAGTAGTTAGAAGCAATACGAAAAAATATATTGAGTTTGCCGATAATGGGCGTATATTATCAATTAAAAATACACCTAGTAGTGATCAATACATTACTGTAGATTCATTTGAAGTACAAGACTTATTAAAAGGAATAATTCCTTCAAATGAATATACTGTAGAATATGATTTAGTTGCAAAAGACTATGTATTAAAACATAGTACTTACTGGACTGAAGCACGGTCGAGTGATAGTTTTTTATACAAAATTGAAAATGACAACGAACCTGATCTAACAATTGTTCAAGATAACGTACAGAAAAAATGGCAAATTAAACTTAGTGAACAGTTAATTAAAACAATTGAAGAAAAAAATGTTAGTTTGGATCACATGATATCTAATTTTAGTGTCACAAAGAAAAATAATCCTTATTATTTGTATTGTATGCTAAATTTTAAAGAAGATACTTTCACTATTGATTTCCAAGACAACTTTGAGTTTGACAAAGAGCCAATTAGCGTTTATACTGTAAAAAAGTTTGGATCTTACGCACACGAGGTAATAAATGACTGATAATATTTTTAGAGTAGTAGACCATGACATAATTTACTTGTCATATGATGAACCTAATGCAGAACAGAATTATGCTGATTTGCTAACAAAAGTTCCATGGGCTAAACGGGTGCATGGAGTTGAAGGAAGTGATGCAGCACACAAAGCTGCTGCTAATATGAGTGACACAGATCGATTTATTACTATTGACGGTGATAACAGAATACGTGAAACTTTTTTAAGTCAAGAAGCAGATTTGAGTGACTACGACTTAACCGACAAAGTTATTAGTTGGACAGCGTTAAATCAAATAAATGGTTTGACGTACGGCAATGGTGGTATCAAATGTTGGCCTAAAGAAAAAGTACTTAGTATGCGTACACATGAAAATGCTGATCCTGACAATCCACATGCACAAGTAGACTTTTGTTGGGACTTACAATACATACAAATGAACGGAACGTTTAGCGATATTTACAATAATGCTACACCTCATCAAGCGTGGCGTGCTGGTTTTCGTGAAGGTGTTAAAATGGCACTCGATCAAGGCATTAGACCCGATATAGAAGATTTCAAACGTAACCATTGGAAAAATTTACATAGACTATGGATTTGGTTAATGGTAGGTGCTGATGCCGAAAACGGACGTTGGGCAGTATACGGTGCTAGAGAAGGCTTATACAAAACAATGTGTACAGATTGGGACTTTGTAAATGTACGTGACTTTGAATGGCTTAATCAGTATTGGGAATCGTTAGAAGTAACCGAAGAAACACTTGAACAAGAAACTGAACGTTTGGGCGACGAATTAATAAGCGAGCTACAAGCACCAATAGATCAAGAACCTCTTAGAGCAGGACAAAGCACATTTTTTAAAACAGTTTATCAAAATCCAGTAAGAAATCCTAAGTTTATTGATAAGGAACTAAAATGAGTGAAAGGGATGAGGCAGTCCGTATAACAAAATATACAGACGAACAAATATCTCCTACATTTTGTTTTGCTAAATGGTATCATGCAAACATATATTTCCAAACAGGTGAGACACATAGTTGTTATCATCCTGCTCCTCATAAAATAGATACACAAGCTATTTTAACAAACCCTAGTGCAATTCATAATACAGCACAAAAGATTGAAGAACGTAATTCTATGTTGCGTGGAGAAAAACCTAGCGGGTGTCAATATTGTTGGAATATTGAAAACATGGGCGAAGATTATATTAGTGACCGCAAAACTCGTAGCAGTAGTATCTATAATGAAAAAAGATTAAATGCTGTTAAAGAAGGCGGTGCAGAGTTTAACGTAAACCCAGAATACTTAGAAGTATCGTTTGGTAACGAATGTAACTTTAAGTGCGGCTATTGTCACCCTAAAGCCAGCAGTAGGTACTACAACGAAATTAAACAACATGGTCCATACGATATGGTTAAAAATCATCGTTGTGATATTGACTGGTTTAAAATATACGAAGAAGACAATAATCCTTATTTAGATGCATTTTGGAAATGGTGGCCGGATTTAAGTAATGAATTAACTATTTTACGGATAACAGGCGGCGAACCAACAATACAGAAAAGCACATATAAATTATTTGATTTATTAGAAAATGATCCTAAGCCAAATCTTGAGCTCAATGTAAATAGCAACTTAGGCGGCAAGCCAAAGCAGTTAGAAAAGTTTACCGATGCAGTGAATAGTTTGCTTAGTCAAAATAAGATACGTAGATTCAAACTGTTTACAAGTATTGACACTTGGGGCAAACGTGCTGAGTATATACGTAATGGATTAGACATTGAAGTATTTGAGCGTAATCTAGATTATTTTATGCGTAATACTGATGCTCCTGTAACTATTATGATTACGTTTAATATTTTCAGTGTAACAACATTTCAAACACTACTTGAGAAAATACTCGAATGGCGCCGTAAATATAACGATGTTGAAACATACAGATGGAATAGACTGAGTTTTGATACACCTTATTTGAAAGAGCCGTTGCAGTACGATATAAATATTTTACCACAAGAATACATGGAGTATATGCACAGTCATTTACAGTTTATCAAAGACAACTTAGATGACGAACGTAAAGATGCATTTACTACAATGGAATATGAACGCTTTAGACGGGTAGTAGATTATATGGATAGTACTAACTATGATCCAGCCAAGGTTATGCAAGGACGAATTGACTTCTGGCGTTTCTTTAACGAACATGATAAAAGAAGGAATACAAACTTCAAAGAAGCATTTCCTGAAATGAGTGACTTTTTTGATTTGTGTAAAGATACAAATGGATAAACAATTATTTGACGACTTACTATACTTGCCTCTAGATATTGAAAATCCTCCATTAGATCATATGGATTATTTAAACAGTTTAGATTTTAGCAAAATATATCAAGACGAATATAGAAATTGTTGGCATGTGCCAGTTATGTATAATCCAACGGATAAAGATAAATTTCAATGGATGCCTTGGGCATTTGAAATGCCTAAACTAAAACAATGGTGCGAAGACGTACTATTCAAAATTACAAAACAACGTAGTAGAATAATGATTATTACTACACCTAATGATTATAAGAATCCATTACATATTGATTGTAGTCCTGAAATGTTTAACACATCGCAGCACAAGTTTAGATATGTTATGCAAGGTAATGTAGATGACTTGGACTTTATAGGAAAAGATACCAGTGTAACGCCAACTGCAATAGATAAGCCATTTGTAATGAGCGGTAAATGGCCTCACGAGATGCACAACACATCAGGAGATACAAAATTTACTCTAGCATTAGGCGCACCATGGGACGGCAGTTACACTGATCAAGATTATGTAAATTTATTAGATCAAAGTTATCAAAAGTTTGAGGATTATTATCTTGCTTCAGATTTTGAATTACCCAATAATTGGGAAGACTTGTTTGAACAAAATCAGTATGAAAAACGCAAGAAGCAAGCAGATGAAATGTTAAGTAAGAACCGGTAGTATTTCTTCAGCCTCAGGCCAGCGTTCGTCTTGCATTTCTTTGTAGTAATTATCTACTTTAAATTTCCAAAAACTTTGTATTGTACCTCTGTACTCTAATTCAATAGGATCTTCTAAAAAGCCCTGTTTACGCCATTCTGGAGCCCAGCGTGTATGAACTGCCCTTTGTTTTGCAATAGGACTAGGGTGTGTACTTATATATAACGGTGTGTCTCTGCCACAGTGCTCAATACAAGCAGGTATTAAAAACTGCGCACTTGGATGATCGTGTGGTCTAGGAGCACCTCTTAAATTGCGCAACGAGCCATGATTACGTTCACCTTGTACAAGGTTTCCTAACATGCAAATTCTAGCACCGATACGATAAGCATTTTTTCCTAGTATTTCTAAGCCTGTTAGTTTATGACTTACAACACAACCGACAATGTTTTCGTAATTATATAACAAAAATAGAGTTGAATCTTTTTCGTTGTCAAGAGATGATAAAAGCATATCGGCGTTACTATTATTGTAGTAACGCTTTTTTTCTGCTTCAATAAAAAATTCTGTTAAATCTTGTGTTCCGTTATATGTTTCAAGATGCCAGTGCTTCATAAGTTTCCTTGTTTGGTAATTTAAATTCTTTGTTTTGCATTGCATTTACTACAAAGCTAATACGATCAATGTAGCTATTAATATAAGGTTGTTGCAAATAGGGCATCCACGGTTCGTCCTGCAAATGTGTATAATCGTATTGATACCTTAAGCATAGTCTATTATCAGTGCTACCTAAACGTCTATGTTGTGTAATGCTGTTATCAAACAAACACAAATCGCCGTCTTGTTTATACCAATGATCGTAAATGTATTTGTCTACTTCTAATTCTGATTTAATTTTTTCTAGTACTTTGAGAGCTTCTGCGTCAGACATGCCTTTGATGCCTGTAACTGTATTGAAACTATAATGCAAACCTTTATGTCCGCCCGGGCTGCGTATTACCATAGGAATCTCTGCATCAGGATCTGGTGCCATATTTTTATACATTAAATTATCTTGATTACTGTTTAAACCTGGGTTAATTTTGCCTGGTGTAAAGTTATGTAGTAAGACCATTTCGTCAAGTTCACTACGGAAACTTTCGCTTACATCTTGATAGTAATCAACAGTTGTTAAGAATCCAGTAGCACTTTTAGTTGTGCCTTCCATTCCGAGCAGTGCTACACCGGGGGCAAATGCTATATTACCACTTTCATTACTATGCCATAGTAGCTCGCCTTCTGCGAACATTCCTAATGGATTTCCGTATTCGTCTTTCTTGCCACTAACACGGATAATATTGCCCTGTTCTTGACCAACACCTTCTCTTACACGGAAAAATCCCCAAATGCTATTTTTATCGTCTTCGCTAACATCTGGGTGTGTCATAATGCTGTCTAGTTTACCATTCCACCAAGGATACTTTTGGAAAAGCAATCCCCAAAATGTCATGCGGTCTTTACCCCATTTTCTCATCCATTTATAATACGTGTCTTTATCTAATTTTGCTCCACGTATTATTGTAACCATTTCTTTAAGATGTATCTTACCGATATCTGTCCATTGTTCGTCAGTCATATTATTAAAGTCGACATCATCGATAAAAACGCCAAAACTTCCACATCCGGGTATTTTACTTATTTTCATTTAATCTCTCCTTGGTTCTAAACAACCATGTAAAATAATATTCTAATTGTTTTTCATTTCGCAGTCCGTCAATCTGTTCAACCGCATCAATATAATTATCTGGCTTTAAAAAATCTGCAAGATCGATTGAAAAATCAGTATCTAGTTGAAAAGAGTATGGAACCATTTTTTCCCATTTGTCTTTATTCATCTGATATCTTACATTCATTCCTACATTGTATTTTTCTTTATCTGTTTCGGTAGATAAGCCAGAATAATATGTAATTACATTTTCTAATACTAGATCACGTGTGTTAGGAGTATATGTAATTCCTACAGTAGTCGCATCACTACCAAAATGTTTTTTAATTAGTCTTGCTTGTTTGCTTGAAAAATTACCAATCCATACTTTTTTATCTCCAGCATTACTAAGAACTGCTTCAATATCAGACAGGCGATCTGTCCAATCGATATTTCTAAATTGCATTGGATTATTGTTGGTTAAATCTAAAACATATTGTTCATGATTGTTGTGTATTAGATGTCCTGTATTGGTTATATCGGGTGTGCATGGTTGTACCCATTCGTCACTCCAACCTGCTAATGTATTAATAAAAACATCGCATACTGTTCCGTATGGACACACTCCAAAATATAATTTACTCATGCTATTATAATAGCATAAAGATTAGCTTATGTCAACCCACATACTGCCATTATATCCTTGGAATTTATTTGTACTATTGTTGAAAATAATCATACCTGCTTGGGCGTCTAAATCATTACGTTGTGTACTGTTGATAGGGTGTGCTTGAAATGCATATCCGCCAACTGTACCTTGGTGGTTTACACTTAATCTTTTTGGTCCTATTATATCTGGTGGATTTGTTCCGTCGGCTACACTTACACCAAATAGTGTTCTAATACTGCCTGTATTTGATATTGTTGATTCTGGATCTGCAATATAACCCCATGCTCCTGCTTGTGCATAATCGGTTCCGTTATGAGCTAATATTGCTTTAAAGTCTAATATTTCGCCAGGTGCTATACTTGCTTTTTCTCCGTTGCTTACTCTATGAAAATGCGCACGTTGTCCTGCTAAATTTGTTGAATGAGGAACAACTATAAAATCGTTCTTTTCTCTAAAGTTATTAACTAATGTAGTATCAGCAAGTTCTGGACCAGTTGATATTGTGGTAATGTTTGGACTGCCGCCGATAGATATTATACCATTGTCTGAAATAGATAATCCTATATGGGACTCATTTCTAACCATACCTTCTAAATCGCCAACAACATTGCCCTCGACATTACCGGTGTGTGTACCAGTTGTGTCACCTAAAACATCACCGACAACATTGCCAAAATGCTCACCGGTTGTGTTTCCAAAAACATCACCTTCGACATTGCCAATTAAATTACCTGTAACATTACCAGTCAAGTCACCTGTTACATCGCCAAACACTTCTCCATAATGTTGACCAGAGACATCGCCTAACAGAGTGCCATATAATTGCCCGATAGTTGCTGTAGCTGAAGTTAAGTCAGTAACAGTGAGATCGTTTTGTAAAACAATGTTTTGTACAGTAACAGTATCTATTGTTAGTGTACGATTAGTGGCATCCAATATAACATTTTCTTGATCGTCAATTACGTCACCTTGTAAATTGCCTGTGACATCTCCAAACACTTCCCCAACTAAGTCGCCTGTGACATCTCCTATAAACACAGCATCAGCACCTGTGCTACCTGGATTTAAAACAACAGCGCCGTTACTAGCTGTAACATTCCCAGCCAATACTCCGTCGAGTTTTCCTAATAGTACGTTGTTTGCAGTATCGACTAATGTTGAATTGTCACTGCCTACTACAGGACCTCTAATTGAACTACTCCAGCTATCTACTAGAACAGAGCTATCGCTGCCTGTAATTGTTAATCTTACTGTGTCACCAGGTATTATACTCATGTTTGTCTCCTACACTTATTTATCAGAAGTTTTTGTAGATATTGTTCTTTCATATCTCTGCGTTGGTTTATAGCATCTACTATAAATTTAGGGTCATTTGTTTGTGCTCTATATGTTTCTTCTTTGTTATACCCTAAATTTTTAATTCTATTATACTGTACAAATCCAGCAAGTGTAAATTTTTTGTGTGCATTTCGTGGATCATAATAGAATTGTTCTACAAGTTGGTCTGCTTCTTGTGCTGTCATATATGGAGATGTCCATTCAAACCAATTCATGTCGTTTTCGTTATGCTGGATGTCGTATTTTTGAGAGTCGTCTTCAATTTTACTAGTAGCATTATATTGCCACCCGTCTACTGATTTTTTAAATCCATATTTAAACATATCATAATCGCTTATGTGTAATGGGTTTATCCCTCTATTAAATTGTTTAATATATAATCTATTATATGCAATAACATGTAACGGTACATCGGGCCTATGTAGCCACTCCATTGTATCTAAAACACTTTCTTTACTTTCTTTTGGTAATCCAATAATAAAATTGGCCCCTGTGTAAACATCGTCCTTCCATGCGTCTTTTAATTCATAGAGAAACTCTTTTAACATTTGAGGATCTGCACCCTTGCCTATAGCTTTTCCAGCTTCCTGATTAAATGTTTCAATACCAAAGTTGGCAGTGACTAGTCCCATTTCGTGCAAAAGAGGAATCATTTCACGCTGGGCAGCAATAACATCTAAACGTAAGAATCCGCTAATATTAATTTTGAAAGGTAAACTGGTAATTACTTCGTGCAAATATTTTATTTTTGTTAAACTGTCGTTCATTGTATCGTCACTAACCATATAACCGGTCGTGCCGAAATGTTCATAGTTATACATAAGTTCGTCTCTTAATGTATCACCGTTTTTAGTATAATCTCCAAACTTCTTTCCATTTAGATTAAAAGCACAGAACGCACATTTAAAAATACATCCCCTAGCAGTTTCAATTGGTAATTCTTCATTTGGAAAAATATGATCTGATTTGTGCCATACAATTTTACTATCATTAAATCCTGCAAAGTCGTACATCTTATCTGTAATTACGTTGCTGTTTTCCATTTCGATAACTTTAAGTTTGTCGCCAAATTTTAAGTGCTTTGATAATGCAATGGAAGATGCATCACCTTGTCCTAATATCCAATAGTCTACATTCTCAGTACTTTCTAATAATGCTTTATAGCCGCCAACAACAATTTTAGTTTTGGGATTTGTTTCTTTAATTTTTTTAAAAAACCCTTGCGTCTGTTCTTCTGTATGAGGCCAGAGCGTATGCCAAATTTCACCTAGTTGCGAAAGTGCGCCCATAGGAGGAGTAAGCCATACTTTTAGTTGTTCTTTGAAAGAAAGATGCTTACCGTACAACGTTGTTGCAAACCCTACCCAAAGAGTTTCGTCTGTAACACATGATTCTATTACCTGTTCGACTTCTTCAACTTCCATGTCACCATAAAATTCAACAACTTGAACAGTAAACCCGTTGTCTCTCAAGTCTGTTGCTAATCTATATGGTCCTGCGTATCTTCCAAATCCTAATGGTCCGTTACAATCATTAAATATGATTATTTCTGACATATAATTTCCTTAACTTTATCAAAAGTTGCTACTTGATCTTGGAATGTAATCCTAAATATTATCCTAGGCTTATCATTATGTAAAAAATATTTATCATTAAATAGTTGACAGGAACACGGATCTGTGTAATAATTAGTTTATGTATGATATATATTTTATTGGATCAAATGATCATCCTCAGTACCTAAAGTTAAAACAAAAATTTATAATTGCTAAAACGGCAGAATCCGTTGTTTCAGCAAAGGCACAATCGAATACAAAGATGTTATGGATTGTATATCCGGAAGTAGAACTCAATAATGATTGGGATTTTACATACACATCTAAGCCGGCTGATATAGAGTATACACACGTATTTTTAAATGGTAAAAATTACGACGGTGTTGCACTTATGCCAAAAGGAAGCCATCACGGGCCAGGAGAGCTTGCTGCTAGATTTTATATTAACAAAAAGTTTACAGATATTTCTGCAAGCACACCAATAAGTGAAACAAGTGATATAGTTTTCATCAGCTATCAAGAGCCAAACGCAGATGAAAATTATCAAAATTTGTTAGAAAGATTTCCACGAGCTAAACGGGTACATGGAGTAAAAGGAATACACCAGGCACACATTGAAGCTGCAAAACTTTGTACATCTGACAGAGTCTGGATAGTTGACGGTGATGCTGAAATAGTTGATAACTTTAATTTTGACTATGTACCTGAATGGTGGAATAGTAAAGCAGTACACGTTTGGCGCAGTATTAACCCGGTAAACGGTCTTGAATATGGATACGGCGGAGTAAAGTTGTTTCCAAGAGAAGAAACAATTAATATGGACACAAGTAAGCCTGATATGACCACAAGTATCAGTAACAAATTTGTAGCAATGATGAAAGTAAGCAACATTACTGGATTTAACACTGATCCTTTTAATACATGGAAAAGTGCATTTAGAGAATGTGCAAAGCTAAGTAGTCGTGTAATAGACAGACAAAAAGATAACGAAACACAACAACGTCTTGTTACTTGGTGTACAAAAGGTACAGGAGACTTTGCTGATTATGCATTCCAAGGTGCAAAGTCAGGAGCAGTATTTGGTGCTCGTAGTAAACACAACAGTGAAGAATTAAAAAAGATTAATGACTTTGATTGGTTAGAGGAGAGATTTGGTAATGAATGTAAATAATGAAATTGCAGTAGATAATATAAGTTGGTTGCATGGCCTACAAGAATATTTTGATTTTGTCAATGATAAAGAATCAAAAATGCTTGTTGATTTTTTCTTATCAATGATGTATTCAAAGGACAATATGATAAATTTGTCATTGGATCTTAACATTGCAGAATTTTTACATTTTTTAAAGAAACAAACAACTAACGATATTTTTGATATATTTGACAAGTATTATAGAAATAATTATAATCCTATTTTCCTACAAGATGCATTTAGTAGAGGGCAAGTAAATAGTAAAATATGGGCAATGGAAGAACTTGCAAAAATACAAAAAGAATTTGATACTGTGTATGTACTCGGAGGATGGTACGGACAGATACGTTTGTTCCTTGAGCAAGTTATAGAATATAATAAAATGAGAGTGTTTGATGTTGATTCTGAAGCATGTTACATTAGTGATAAGATTTTTAATGCACAGCGTATTGAAGGTTATAAAGTAAAATCTGTTGAAATGAAACTACCAATGGCAAGTAGCAGCGATTTAGATAAAAACATGGAATGGATCAGCAGAACAGGGTGTACTTATAATGTTAAAAATTATACAACTGACAAAGAAATATTTGAAAAAACACAACCAAGTTTAGTGTTTAATACAAGTGCCGAACACATGCCTAGTACGTGGTATCAAAAATTTGTGCATAGACCAATGGAAAGCGATCCATTGTTTGTTATTCAAAGTAATAACTTGTTTGATGTTGAAGAACATGTAAATTGCGTACATAGTATAGATCATATGTGTAAAAAGTTTCCAATGGAGCGACTTGAATACGCTGGTGAACAAGAATTATATGGATATAAAAGATTTATGGTTATAGGACGTCCATGATAGATTTAGAAATATTAAGTTTAAGACAGTTACAAAAAGAAAGTGCAAGAGCTCTGAGTACAATGCAGGCTACAAATAATAATATTTGGCAATTTAATAAACAAGCACACCATAATAGTCAACAATGGTATAAAGCTGTAATCAAATGGTATATTGAGGAATACGGTGATTTGCCAAGTCAAACTGGCCCAGGCAAAAAGGTAAAGTTGGTGATAGAATGAAATTTACACAACCTTTAAAAATTTATTTATTCAAAGATCAAAATCGAGTAGATGTTAGTGTAAAGATAAATGAAACTTTAGTAAATGGTTATAGATTTACAATATCTGACTTTGAAAAAATAATTGATAATTGGCAAACTGGCATAGAGTTTGAATTTGAAGGCGGTTATGCAGTTATTGAATATAAAAAACACGGACCTAGACCTGAGCGTAAGTTAGATCCGTATGTGCGTTTTAGTATAAGTATAGGATACGGTACATTTCATCATAGACTTACCTATAATGATATGTTACAATTAGAAAAAGAATACTTCTATCAAAAGAATAATAAAATGTATTGGGACTAGGAATGTATAGTTATAGTGATGTTAGAACAGTTCATTTAGAGATTACACAAAAATGTCAAGCAGCATGTCCTATGTGTGATAGAAACATGAATGGCGGAGCAGACAATCCTCATATTACAAATGCAGAATTAAGTTTAGAAGATTGCAAACGTATCTTTAAACCCGAATTTATTGCACAGTTAAAAACAATGTTCATGTGCGGTAACTTAGGCGATCCTATTGTTGCTAAAGACACATTAGAAGTTTTTCGTTACTTTAGAGAACACAATCCTAATATGTGGCTCTCAATGAATACAAACGCAGGAGCAAAAGATGAAGCGTGGTGGAGTGAACTTGCCCAAGTCTTTGGTAGAATGGGTGCTGTTATTTTCAGCGTGGATGGTCTTAGTGACACTAATCATTTATACAGGCAGAATGTTGTCTGGGATAATGTAGAACGTAATATGCGAGCATTTATAAATGCCGGCGGCAGAGCTCGTTGGGATTATATTATATT